TTCCACCTGACTTGTTTGGTAATGAGTTGGTGCGAGTAGGGGGTGAGTATGGTAATTGTATTATCGGGCCTGAGAACAACAACACTGGGCACGCCACTCTAGCAGCGATGCGTGGGTATAATAATATTTACACTCAGGTGAATGAGGGGAGTCGGACGCTGAAGCGTACAGAGAAGCTAGGATGGACAACTACTAGGAAGTCTAAGCCTTTAATGTTCTTTGAGTTTCGTAAGGACTACAATGACGGTAAGATTAAGATTTACGACAAGAACTTGCTGAAGGAGATGCGGTCATATACTACTATGGACATGACAGATACCAAGGTTGGTATGGTGACACGCCACTTCGACCTCCTTATGGCGGCAGTTATTGGCTGGCAGATGCGTAAACAGGCGCGATTCACCGAACAGTACGAGGAATTTGTGGAGGAGGAGGCACTATTTAACGAAATCGGTATCTAGTATGAAGAAAGTAAAAAAATTTATTGTTACTAACAACTGTTACTGGTATAAAAAAACAAAAAATAACCGCGCTCCGCACTTTGTTGAGGTTTGCGACTTAGAGACAGGCGAAATGAAACACATTGAAAACGGAACTGTTATTGTTATTGTCAAAGGTAAGGCTGTTGATGCCACTTAGTCATCTCACCGTGGTATAATTTACTCATAATCAATCAATTTATGAGTGGCGGGTACCACTTATGGCACAAACTATTAAAAAAGAGACAAGAGACAAGATTGTAACGCAAGCATTGGAGGAAATTACCCACGCGAGGCGCTACAAGCAGGGGAGAATCGCGTCCTGGCAGAAAAACGAGGACCTTTACTACGGAAAGAAGGTAAGGAGCAACGAGTCACGAGCTAACGTAGACCTCGGACAGATGCAGGAACACGTCCACACGTTGCTCTCTAAGATCGATTCTCCACTGACGTTCAAGTTCATGAAGCGTAAGGAGTCACAAGCACCACGAGTGGAGCGACTTAACAGTCTAAAGGACTTTGATACTGACCGAAACTTCTGGGGCATAAAGGACATTGCAGGAAAGAAACAAGCTATCATTTATGGTCGGGCTATTTATGCGTATGCAGCTAGTTCTGATGATGGCTACCAACCACACCTTGATAACGTAGACGTCTATGACTTCTTGGTTGACCCTGATGCTGGTGGTATTGACCTTGAGCGAGGTCGTTATATGGGACGTTACGGAGTCATAAAGGACATAAAGGACATGAAAAAGGACAAGTCCTATATACAAACTGTCGTTAAGGAATTGTCTGGTGGTAGTGGTAACTCGACTGAATCGAGTGCTGAGCAGAACAATAAGAACAACCGCACCTACGCCAACGAGCACAACAACCCACAGAAGAACATTGGCTCTAAAGATAAGTTTGTATTCTGGGAGTGGTACACAACCTACGAAGGGGAGCGTTACTACCTGCTACTAACTGAGAGTGGTGGTAAGGCCATTCGAGTAGAACCACTGAAGGAATTATTCAATAGTGAGCTATGGCCGTTCTGGACGTTTGCTGCTACACCGGACCTAACTGAGTTCTGGACACCATCACCTTGCGATTACGTGCGTGAGCTGATTATGGCGCAGGCGGTTTCTATCAACCAGATGCTAGATAACGCGGAGCGAGTGAATAAACCGATGCGGGTAGTGGACACTTCTGCGGTAGCCAACTTGGCAGAACTGAAGTACCGGAAGGATGGATACATAAAAGCTAATGGTGGTATGGCAGCCAACGCTGTGAAGATTCAAGAAACACCATCTATTGAAACACCGCTTAAAGTATTTCAAGCGCTTGAAGGAATCAAAGCCTCAGCATCAGGGGTACCAGCCGGAGCGAAAGGCACAGAGGACACTGACGGACGAGCGACTATTTATGAAGGAAACCAACAGAATCTAGCTGACCGCTTCGGGCTATTCAACAAGTCATACTCATTTGGGTATAAGCGTTTTGCACAACTGTGGGAACAAGGTGTACGTGAACACCTGACTAAAAAGGTTGCGGTAGACATCATCGGTCCTGAAGGAATCGAGACTATGGATATTTCAAAACGCGACATCTTCCGGAAGAACGATGAGTTTGCAGTTATGACTGAACAGAGTAATGCTGAATTTGCCCTATCAGAAAACCGTAAGCGAGCAGCTGGTGCCTTCTACTCAGCCCTTCTTGGACAGCAAGGACTTGTGAACCAGAAGGTGATTGTTGAACGCCTGGGCGCTATCGCTGGTGAGGACAAAGATACTATCCGTCAGCTACTAGATGTTGACCGATACGGTAACTCTAAGTTGATGAGTGAAGCAGAACGAGACATTGAAGCTATCCTTGATGGGAAGCGCATCAAGCCCAACCGAATGGCTAACGCAGCGTACAAGCAACGCCTCGTCGATTATATGCTGGACCATGAAGAGGATATGGACAATGACCAGATGGACACCATGTTACAATACGTAGCAAGTCTTGACCAAGTGATTGTGTCCAACACAGCGAGAGCTGCGCAGGACCAAGCACGGCAAGAACAAGAGGCGGCATTAGCAGGCGGGGGAACACAGAAGCCGGCGCAACTGCGTCAACCAGGTCCCTCACAACCGCTTCAAGATGTAATACAACAAAATGTCAGATAAAAAATATAACCCAAAAGACTTTGAAGTAGTTGAGGTGAACAAAGAGAACTTTAAACTCTCTGTTATTGAACGGAGCAACATGAAGAACAAGTTCACCCTAGCGGATATTGAGGCTGCCCAGATGGAGATGCGGCGACTACAGAAGGAGGTGACTGGACAGAAGGGGGTGTGCCAAGCGACTTGCGACAATATCTTGAAGAACCATAAGTTCGTGGGAGACTTGAGCGAAGAGCAGACGCACCATGTCTGGATGTACCAAGAAAACAAGGTCGTGTTGGATGAATCAGTAGCTAAGCTGAAACAAATTGAAGAGCAACTCGACGAGTACGACAAGCTATCAGACACTATCTACAAGGTTGGTGGCTTTGTGAAAAGCGAGGAGGCAGTAATAGTCGAACCAAGTGAGCTTAAAGGATAAGGTGAAAAAGGAAGGTGGTAACGACGTGGCTATTGATTTAGCACACGAGATCGACGAGAACCACGACATCTTGGCGCTAGCTAACTCCGAAGGGGGTAAGAAGCTAGCGGCTTCGTCGGTCCAACTCGCACTCAACGCACTACAGAAGTTACGGTCTGGCCGAGCATCTTTAACCTTGGTTGAAATGCAGGCGCACCTAGCGGACATAGATGCAAATCTCGGTCTTGTTAAAAGACTGTCTGATGCAGAGGACTATGAGACATCGCTTCAAGAACAACTAAAGGACGCACTCTCCCAATAGTGGGGTGTGTCCTTTATCTGAGTATCTCCCCGCCCACTTGGATAAAGGACACACTCCGTTATGGCGTGGTATAATAAAGGTACGTTTGGGCACGGTAAAATACCCTATCTACTGAAGATATAAAAGACAGGATTTCATATATGTCCGATAAAGACACAACTACTCCCGCTGAGGAGGTAACTCAGTCAGAAGAAACTGTAAATGATGAGCAAGTAGCTGAAGAGACCGTAGGGTCATTTCAGGAAGAGGAAACACAACAGGAAAATAAGGTATCTGACCAAATCCCTAAGTCTCGTTTCGACGAGGTGAATGAAAAGCGAAAGGCTGCGGAAGCAGAACTAGCGGAATTAAAGGCAGACAAGGATGCGGATAGCTCTGTATCTAATATTGACAAAGACCCTGAAGTAAAAGAACTTGCTGCTAAATTAGCAAAAATCGAAGAGAACGAGAAGCGCGCTGCACAAGATGTGAAGCTCACCGCTGCTCTGAATAAAGCTCTGGACAATGCTCCTGAATATAAGGACATCGCCAACCTTGCTCTAATTAAGCAAATGGCTATGAACCCTTCTAATAAGGAGAAGACATTTCCACAGCTACTCGACGAAGCGTATGGCAACGCTATCCCTGGTAAGCGCACCACGGAAACCACTACCCCTCGTGGTGGTGCCAATGATACAAAGGTTGACCTTGCGAGAGCAGCGTCTGACCCTGTATACAAACGAGAAGTACTGGCTGACCCAGATTTGCGAGCTCAGTATAATGCTGATCTCCCATCACGGCTCAACCTATAAGAGGCGGGGGTTAATAAGTAACCCCAAATTAAAATGTCTTTAACAGACTTTCGACCAGAATTTGATAACTCATACCAAGAGCTTTTCCAAAAAACTCTAGTATCAAGTCAAATTGCAAACACTCGATTCAAGAGCACACTCCGATTCGGAGAAACTATTGAACGAGTAGCATACGACATCTCAGGTGTTGTAGTACGAGACGTAACTAGAGGAGCAGCATCTACAATCGATACTGTAACTGATAGTTCAGAACTCTTAACTGTAAATATTGAGAAAGAAGCAGTGTTCCACATCTCAGATGGAGAAGTGACACAAGCAGGACCATTGAACCCAGGTGAAGTTATCGGTGGAAAAATTGCTCATAAAGTATCTCAGAACCTTGACTACCAAGTATTCTCTGAAGTACGAAACGCAGCAAACACCTTCGATACAGGTGACCTTACAACTCTAA